GTTTGTTGAGATCCAAAAGCGACAGGGTCGAGCGAAGTGCCGTGTTCGGGTCTCCGAAGATGTCATCCTTGTACTGATGCTTGGTGATGATTCCGCATCGGTCGAGTTCGATTGCAACCTTCTTGTTTCCGGCAAAGGTGTATCTCAAGAACTCCTTGCCCTTGTAGGTCACGACCTCGCAAGAGGAAGGAAGAACAGGGAACAGTCCGACCACAGAATCCATCTCGTCCAGAATCGGGACGATGATTGCGTTATTCTGCATCTCATAGATGGTTCTTGCTCTGTACCAAAACTGATACCAAGTCTGATATTCGTTCGGACGAACCTTCAGCTTGGTTCTCATCTTCGCCTTTGCAGTTCCTGTCATCTCCATTTGGAGCTTTCCTGTGTTCCTTGCGAGAGTGTCAATTGCACTTCTGACTTGGTCGAATTCGTAGATTTCACCTTGCCATGTATGGAAGACGGCAGAATAAGCCGTTAAAGGCGACCATCTTTCCACCCCGACAGGGTTTCTGTACTTCTTCGGAAACAGCTTCTCTAAAAGACCCATTTCTTCACTCCTTATTCGTTCTTCAACTGATGACCATATTCACCCGCCCATTTGTCTTTGACTATCAAGGCATCGAGCAAAGCAGCCACTCCGTCAATGTGACTGTTCTCGTTCAGCTTCACAATCTTGACTCTCTTGGTCATCCTGTCCTTCTGAAGTGCCGTGTCGAGCAGATGGACTCTCAAGAGCGGATTGTTTCCTATCTTGAGTCGTTTCTCCTTCAACACTCCTTCAAGCTTGTTGATGGCGGGAGTCATGTTCCATCCTTGGTAGACATCGTCCATCAAGAACCCGCCATCGTTCTTCATCTGTTGGACGAGGTATTGCGAAGAATATCGGTCATATCCGACCACTAACGGCATGATTCGATAATCTTGAACCAACTTCATGAACCACATGAAGACATCGTTATAATCAACGAATCCTTCTCCCGACAGGGAGAGGACTCCTTGCTCTATCATTTCCCGATATGGGATGTCATCTCTCGCTATGGCTTCATCAAGCTTTTCAGCCGGAATCCAAAAGTGTGATATGACATACTCCACTTCGTTCCGTTCAATAACTACACAGGCAGAGGTCAAGTCCGTTGTCTGTGAAAGGTCTATTCCTCCGACTGCGTAGCTATTGAAGAAGTCTTCGGGGCATATCGGTTCGCTAACCGCACTATCGACAACCTTTGTCGCTAACCATGCCTGTTCTGAAGACTGTTTCACACAACAGTATTTTGTGAGGAACTCCGCCTTCTTCGACAGAGAACCTTCCGCAACCGCTATCTCTTCGAGCATATAGTCCACCGAAACCGAGACACCCAAGTTCGGATTCGACTTCGCCAACTCGTTGATGTCGTTCCACTTCTCTTCGTCATCTATCATGTAGAAGACAGGAAGAAGTCTCTTCTCCTTGGAGTCTCCAAGAAGGAATCTCGTTCCCCTCTTGAAGAGTTCGTCATAGATTCCTTCGTTGACATAACCCGATGTCGTGCAAGACAGAATCATCGGCTGCCTTCGAGATCCAAGAGCGGACTTCATAACTTCATATTGCTTCTTCCCCGCATCTCCGACCCAAGAAGCTATCTCGTCACAAACAACAAGATGCGGATTGAATCCGTCCGACTTCTTGGCATTGAACGCAATCTTCTTGATGATTGTGTTCGACTCTTCGATGTAGAAATCCGCTTTACGGCCCCTTGCAACTATCTTCGACCGAGTGTCTTCTTCTGCTTGGCACATCTGCCAAAAACACGAATATACAATCTCGGCTTGTTCGAGCTTCGGGGCGAGACAGTAAATCTCTGCTCCGTACTCTCCATCGAGGAAAGCGACATAGTCCATGATTGCGGAAGCAAAGAGTGACTTGCCGTTCTTCCTTGCGACCAACAGGACTATCTCTCTGAATTGTCTGTTTCCGTAATCATCAACGATTCCGAAGATGACGGAGACCAGAGCCTTTTGCCAAAGTTCCAACTTGAGAAGGTCGTTCCTTCCCTTGGAGTGATGGCAATAGTTCTCGATGTACTTGATTGCCCTGTCAGCTTTCTTCGGCACAAAATAAAAGGACTTGTTCTCAAGTCCCTTCACGATGTATTCATACAGAAGCAAGATCCACCGACCGACAACTATCGAACCTTCTTTGATTCGTTGAAAATACTCATATATGTAATTGTTCATAAGTATTTCCAATGATAGCCACCCGCAGTTTCATTCCTTCCCCGACAGACTTGTGCTACCATTCCTTTATATAAACCAAGTTTCCGAGAAGCTTCACAAGCACTCTCAAACACTTCTTTGGTCTCTACGCAAATAACTTTCTTGCCCTTGTGGTTCTTTCCTGTTCTTGTCTTGCTCATTTTTCTGCAAGTTTCAGGTGCGAGTTTTTTCCCTTTTAACCTTTTGCAGATGCGTTCAAGCCTTGTTCCGTATGAGTTGTTATACTTAAAGTCACACCATTCAAGATTTGACACTTCGTTGTTCTTCTTGTTCTCATCCTTGTGGTTTATGCAAGAATACTCCAAAGGGTTATCAATGAACGCTTCAGCCACAAGTCTGTGGGTATATCTTTGAAATTGTTCCCCATTTTTGTGGAGACACACTCCAAGATAACCCCTCCCTCTTATGGTTTGCTTAATTTCTTTCCCGCTTGAGTTCCTCACCTTGCCTGTGGATGAAACCTCATACAGTCCGTTAAATTCCCTAATTGTCTTCCATTGTTCCATAATTGCCACCTTTCGCAATCGCCTTGTATATGAAAATACAGAGATGCGACTAAGGCTTGTCGTTTTCGGGAGCGACCCTATCTCTGTATAATCAGCTTAGTCATCTAATTTACTGAATCCGCTCTTGGCTTCTTGTGCCGGAAGAAGTTCGTCAAGCTTCTTGATTATAGACAGATAACTCTTGTCTCGAATCGCAAAGATTTTCGATTCTGGTCTCTCCCTCGGGAACTCGACTCCGTCATTTGCCTGTTTGAACAACTCCGTGTTGCCGTTTACCTTGATGTCTTCCCATAAGTCATCAAGCGAGACACGAAGTCGGGCAGCCTGCCACAGTAAACCATCGACAAGGCTTCTCTTGTTCGGAGGTATGTTCTGATATAACTCCGAAAGCCTGTCATACTCTTTTTGTTCTCGACTCGTCTTGGTCGATTTTGTCTTCTTTGTTGCCATATTGCTTCCTTTCTGTCGGATTGCATAAATATACATTGATTATGCACCCTTTTTACTCGCAACCCCTGTTTTTGAATCAAATTGTGTGTCGCTAACGACCCCCATGCACCGTTGAGTCCGAGGTCGGTTTTCGTATTCGTGACAAGGGGGGATTGCATACTGTGAATAATTATGCACTCGTCACAAGTTCGCCATCGACAAACTTCCATCGTCTGGTCTGCTTCGTTCTGCCGTGTTCCTCGTTATGACAGGCAAGACAGAGAGCTTCGAGATTGTCGAAGCCGTACATCAACTCGGGATCTCCGAATGTTTCTGATGTCAGATAGACCTTGTGGTGGACTATCTTTGCGGGTTCATAGATTCCTTTTGCCAAGCATCGTTCGCACAAGTGATTGACCTTCTCAAGGTAAACCTCTTTGCATCTCTTCCACTCGGTCGATTCATAGAAACTTCTGTCGATTGCCCTTGCCATCCTGTTGTTCCTCCAAAGAAAAAGAGAGACCGCTCACAGTCAGTCTCTCTTATGAAAGGAAGTCTGAAATATGGCAGAACCATAATCACACACTTTCATATTATTATAATTTCAGTTCGGTTCGTTCCGCTCTTCATCAGAAGTCCTTGAACTCGGTTATGAATTCCGAATAGTCCTTCTTGGTAAACGGAATCTCGGACAAGTCGATGTCGTACTCGTCAGCCAACTTCTCGGCAAGGTCGACTTGTGCCTGTGTCGGTTCTTCGTCCATAGTGTCTTCCTCCTTCTTGATTAGTCCGTCAGCTTCGAGTTCTTTTGCGTGGATCTCCTGTCTCCTTCTGATTCCCGCCAAGTCCGAGAGATTTAGATAAATCATGACTTCCCCACCTTCCTTTCTGCGATTGCTCTCTTGACCTTGTCAGTCAGCCATGCCGGAGCTTCCTCCCATTCGTCAATCATGACCTCAAGTGTGCGGATCTTGACATAAGACTTTGCGTTCTTCCACATGGCTTTGAACTGTGGACTGAAGAGGAAAGGATAGTCTTTCACTAATGCTTCAAGCTTCGTTGTGTCGGGATATGCCAACATCGCATTATTTCGGTCTTTGATGTATGTTCCTATTGTTACCTTCATGTCTCGTCCCCTTTCCTCATATCTGCCCCACAGTTAGGGCAAAAGTTAGATGGATAATTCTGTTCGTGACCACAAGGAAAACAATGCACCCAATCGTGTTCAACAATCCACTTGCCTTTCGGTCTTTCTGCCACTTTCTCACATAAGGATTTCCAATCAATCTGTTGAGTCACATCCACAACTGCTTCTGCAAGAACCTTGATACATTCTTGTGGGATAACATTTACTTGCGGTCTTTCAAAGTCCTTTCGCCCTTCTTCGTACCCTGTTTGATATGCTTCTTGATAGAATGGATATTCAACTGTCGGGGCATTGTCGATTTCGTCAATAACCGCATAGATTGCATTATTCCAACCATTGTCATACTCGCTTGAAGGGATATTATCTATTCTATCTTCAATTGGAGTTTTCAAAGCATCTGCGTCAATTAGTCTCATGAGTCCTCTCCTTCCTCCTTGTCGTGTTCCTTCTTGAGTTCGCAATTCTCGCAGTCTCCATAACAGTCTTCCTCGGAACAGTCCTCAAAGAGTTGGTCGAACTCTTCTCCGTCTTCGCATCCACATTCGGGACAGATAGGATAATTCTCAAAGTGCTTCCAATACGGACTCGAATCTAT